TGTCAGCATCAAATGTTGGAACTTTCGCATCATCAATCATATGATGCATCTCCGTTGTATTACCAGAAGGCATTCGATAAGTAGTAACACTACCGCCCCTATTAAGAGGCGACGACGTGTTATGAACTTCAAATGCAATGGCGACGACTCGAGCGCAACCCTCCTGAAGGGCCGCATTACTCGAAGGCAAAGCTTGCCACTCACGATTAACGGTTTTATGCTCAGTCTCATTAAGAGGATTCCAAGTAGCACCACCACTCGGAATAGAACATGCCACCACGTTACCAAGATCCGGAACATTCTTAGTATCCACATCCGGAATATGGAACTTCATTTCACCGACCTGATCTACAACTCCATACATACCTGACACAGTACTAATCTCTCCATGAGAATTGGAATAATGAAACATCTCAGGTAAAATCGAGATGTGACAATCCCACGTGCCATTTGTCGGAGCTTTAAGATCAGTTGACTCCTTTTGAACAAGAACATAACTGTGGGAAACCCTACCATCAGGGTAGCCACCACAAGTATGTTCATTGTCATGAAAAGGGTCACAGACGGTTGTGAGCCAAGCCTGGCCATCCTTTGTTAAATTAGAGCCGGCCATAAAATTATTATCAGGTGTTTTAGTGTCCATTGTAAGAAGACTAGTCACTTAATTACCACGAAAGATCTTTTGTGCAGCAACAATCGACCCACTGCACAAAACCAAATATTGTTTTTAAGGGGGCAATCGTGGAGGACAAAAAATAAACCATTAAGCAACCGGCTTACAATGGCACACCAATGTGCCGCAACAAAAACCACGCCCATGGCTTCTCCACCTGCTCACAAGCAGCCAACCAAACGGGGTCGTCATTAAGCAATGTACCAAAACGCTTGATAAGTGTGACACCATACTTATAAAGTTGGCGCCAAATCTCCTCATCACCGGTGTACAAAGCCATCAAAGAAACAACTGACGACAATTGGTCTACAGGGTTAGGACACGCATTAAACCGCAAAGAATCAAAGATTTTACGATCGACAGGCAAATAAATAATGCGGTCAACCCCGCCGTAAGGCAACTTGTGAAAGAAACCATTGAGATAATGTGGCTTATCAGTCGCAGGCAAAGTCTCGTTTTTTATGATCTCCCCAAACAGGAGGGCAAAATCAGCATAATCTTGACTCGTATAATCACTGTTAAAACTAACCATTGTATTATCGTCTCCATAGACGGCCGGTTCAACCACTTTTGTGATTTCCTCATCGGTCAAGTCGGGAAACTTATAACACAAGGAACCGTAAAGAAGTAAAAGTTGGCAAAGGGAGTTGTCATCAGCAGTGAGGGGACTACCAGAGTTCTGACCCTCAAACTTAACGATGAGCTCACCATTTGGACCAACAATCAATGCATTACAAATTTCTTCATATAATGCATCGATATCCGCTTCTTCACTCTTCGTAAGGTTGCCTAACCAACCTTTACGGAGTTGTTTACAACATTGCAGTAAGAAAGAACGAAGATGTTGATCCCAATTACGAAAATCGAGACAATACCACACTCCATCAGTCCTACCACGAGTCAAACGATTATACAACTGCTCCCACCCCTGAAAGAAGAGAGTAATACCTACAGATATGGGCTTATCAATTGAGTGCATGTGCATAATTTCAATTTGATTATGAAAGTACTTGCAGCAAATCAGGTTTAATATTATCTCACTTGATAGTATCATACGAGTGTTACCTTCAAGTACCTTCTTAACCTTTCGCAACTCATCCTTAAGAAAACAAGTCCAGCAAGTACGAGGCCACAAAGTAGCTCCAAACTTACCGAACCAATTCTTAAGGTGGTTTAAGGAATTGTCATCCATAAGGACATCAGAACGTTTCTTAAAAACCGTTCGCAACGGATGCCCGGGAGACGAGTGTTTCGTTAAATGAACCAAACACTCATCAAAGGAACACAATTCCTTACCACGCACACAATCATAAACATGAGACACAATCCTCATAGCGCGATATATACATTGCACAGCCCGATCAGGCACTAGGGCGTAATCAATATCATATTTATGAAGGCAATCGTATAATATGCTAGTATCAAGCCGAGATGGCAAATAGACTAAATCATGGTCAAATACCAAATCGGCAACAGGATCATAGCAACCACGCGCACGCTGATGCATTGTCATATTTGTCAAGCCCACATAGTACAAATTTTGTGACTTTTGAAACATATCCCCTGAAGATAAGCTGACTTTCTGGTCAACTAATGCAAAAGACAGGGGAATATGTCTCAAAATTACAAAAAATGCACCTTGAGAGAGGCAAGGTTAGACATAGGAATGCACCCATTAACATTAACACCTCCAGTCTTAATGCCCAAAAAGTGAACTCCAATAATCTTACCCACTGAAGAATCAAAGACGGGACAACCACTATCACCAGGTTTAGTGGAACAACTGTGCATAATCCAAGAAGGATCCTCAGGTGGCAAATAGCTACCAGTGTAAACTTTTTGCTCCTTCGGCAAAACCATATAGCAAGCACTATAACTAGGAATAGGAGCATTAACAGCACTAATAGCATTGCCAGGCACAGCCCAACGTTCCCAAAACTTATTTACGGGCGCAAGAGCTATACAATCAAAGCCTGCTTGCGACTTAACGAGAGAGCCAAGAATAACATCGGACATCTCCCATTTCTCATCACTACTGTAGACTTCCTTCCCCTCATAATCATACAAGCGCAACTTATTATTCAAATAAGTCTCAAACTTATCACCCTGAGTAGAAGTAACATCCTTAACAATAGCGTGAAGACAGGTCATCAAGCAGACACCTTTCTTAGCAACATTAACTATGCAACCCATAGCAAAAGTGGTAGTCAGCCCCTCAACATGCTCAATATAAATAGGGGCAAAACTAACTGACTCGTAACTTTGATCCAGGTCTGTCACCTTTCCACGAAAGTAATCGGGGTTAGAAACTGTACTAACTTCAGTTCTAGCCAATGGCCTCTTAGAAAGCATGAATGCAATCTGCTCCTTTGACAAACCATTCTTAAGGAACATTTTTAGCTCAGCACGAACAAAAGCATTCTCTCCTTCAAGGACCCGATCAATCTTTCTCCTATGATTACGACCTGAAATTTTTTTTGCAAGAACAGACTTAACATGATCAGCATCGACTATAGGGAACTCATCAAGGTGAACAGTATCACCGAAATCACTAAGAGACCCAAGAATCGACTTAGAAATACGATTAACGTCTTGCTTATCATTAGGAGGGAGATCCTCATCACACATAAAACCAAGTACATCACTGCGCTTTGGTGTAAGGGTGAGGATTTGATCACCAGGAACTGAATGGCAGACACCTTTCCCATCGTAGATATACCAGTTGATTGCTTTCTTAAACAATGGACCGGGAGAAGGCAAATGATTTTTCAACCCAAGACCGAGCGGCACCTTAGGGTCAGACTTCTCTAGACCCAAACCAGCCTTATTAATCCCAACAGCACGCTTACGCGTATTGGGGGAAATAAAAGGAGGATTGGGTGAAGTATCAAAAGTACCCTTAATAGCCCTGGCAATAATATCTTCTGCATCTTTACGATCAGCAACATCATCATCAGTAGCAAGATGAATGCCACCAACAATATTATTGGCAGTGCTCAGGTCTTTAGCCTTTTGGGCAGCTGCACGATTAGCAAAATTGCAGCGATCAACGTATGGCAACTTTTCATCACTAAGGGGCACACCAAGTATCCCACAAGTGATAAGAGCTCCACACATCAACGCATTAGAATCAGAATAATCAATCTGAGACAATTTATTAAACGTGTCAGTGCCATCGGTCAAAAGAAAGAGAGTAACCATGAGAATAACCATCAATCCATGGTTGGTCAGTTTAAAACCGAAAGGCATACTAACTGAGAAAACAGGAACAGAACCATCAATCAAAGCCGCTATAGCACCATACTTCGTCAACGTGGATGCTGAGCCCCGCAACAAACTGGACAAAGCACCCAAAGCCAAAGCAACAGCATTAGCAGCTGTTTCCTGTCTCATAACGCCATTTTCGCGAAACTCCTTAAGTCGGTATTTGTAAATAGCATAAGTACCAACAAGGAGAAAGGAGAACACAATAAGTGAGATTGTGACTGGGTACTCCTTAAAGACCTCACGAACATAATCCCATATGTGCTCAATCCACTGCAATACATCAGTTTTAAGCGTTCGGCCGAAATCCACGATGAGTTGTTTAAGCTCAGACACAATAAATCTCTCCTTGAATGAGTTTAAAATTTTCGCTAATACATCGCTGAATTTATATGCGGCCAACGCCCCGGCCAAACCACCAACGAGACCAGGACCGGTTCCAAAATACAAAGAAGTAACACCGCCTGTCAAAACCGGACCAACCGTCATAACCCCCCAGGACAAAGCTCCATCGAGCTTACCAAAAGCGGTCTCGTTCCACCGCTTCTGGATGGTCATCAAACGTCGCATCAAAAGATCACGACTCGAGCCAAATAGAGAAAGAATATCAGTTGCATAGCCGAAGAAATTATCAGGACCCAAAGGTGGCTTAGGGAGACTTTCATCAACCTTAGTCATTTGTCCGGGACCGTCATGCACCTCAGCTACACGCTCAATTTTCTTCTCATCATCGTCCACATGAGGATTTGGGCTAACGGGGATAGGATTGCAGCCGCCAGCATTAATAACGCTATCTCCAATAGTGGTATTACCAGCAGCCTTAGCGACAATTGAAGCATCGGAAGATCCCAGACCGGCAAGCTGCGCAAGTAATCCCTTAACGGAATCCCTATGCGCGGCCACGTCGGAGGGAATACTACCCCCAGAATTAACCGAACCACAAGATACACCACTAGACAGTTTAGAATCTGTAGTATTGTTGTTATTAGCCATAATGACATAGAATTCTTTTGTTAAATCAAATAACCCAGAAAATTGGATAACAA